CTCTTACATTTATCACCATGCCATCTTCCATGCATAGCTTTAGTATTTTCCTCACCACAGTGTTCACACTTGATAAGACCACTATCTACTACAGGAGCGCTTTTAACGCTTCCCTTCATAGAGAGTAGGTTCTTCTTAGCTTCAATTAAATCATTAAGACCAGCAGCATTAGGCATAGTGCCCCTTGCAGCAGTCAAAGTCTTTACTTGAGCCGATATATGCATATCGATATTCTCGACAGCGGCATCTATGTAATCATTCATCATTCAGCACCTTCTTCACGAGATTTATTATTCTTAGCGGTAATAGAGTTCTCGATATTTCTTATTACTGCCCCCTGACTAATTGCTAACTTATAAATAAACTCTCTGCGCTCTGTTTCAAAGTGCTTAGTATCTAACCAATCTTTGAACAAGTTATTGAGAATATCCTCAGTTACCATAGTCATCGTATCTTTCAGCTCTTCACATTGATAACCTTTATTCAAGGTTCTCTGGGCATCATCATATACAGATACTTTCTTTGGTTTACCATCAGTACCTTTCTTGTAGTCCTGATGTCTATTATATTTTTGTTGTGTCATTCATCATCTCTCATCATTGGTTATTCATCATGCCTTGTACAGCATCCATGTCTATCCCAGCTTCGCCTGCCATCTGCATAGCTTGTTCTGGGTTCTGCATCGCAGCTTGAGCTAATTGCTCGCCTTGCGCTTGTACTTCTGCTGCTTCATTTTCCTCTTGCTCGGTATCTTGGTATAAGCTCTGGAAGTCTACTGGTACTTGAGAAGGAATTGTAGCTCCTTCAGTACCCATAGCCTTAACAGCAATCTCAGCCCATTTACGATTAGATTCATCTTCCGCAGATAGTAATTGACGTTTATTATCAATCTTTTTGTTATCGACCTCAGCCTTAATTAAACCAATATTAGCCTGACTAGTTTTAATAGCCATCTCTTGATTCTGCAACTCAAGCTGTTTAGCTTGCTCTGCTGTCTGATTATCACTCTCTTGTTTCTGTTGAATCTGCTGTTGACCAGCTTCATCTTCAGGGTCTACTAAGAACCTTGTAGGATCCATTCCCATATTCTCAAGTATGTCTGAGGCTAGGTTGAATGAAGCCATAGGGTTAATGTAGGCTGCCGCAGTCGGGTCCTGTGCCATCATCGGCAACATTTCGGCTAGCTGGTTAAGCTTAACTCCCACATTCTGATTAGAACTTTCACCTAAGTTGGCCTGAACTTCTAGGTCCATATTTGAAGGCATCAACTGCAGTTCTTCAGCTGTGACAGAAGCGTAACTAGCTCCCATTTTGTATCTTAGAGGATTCTTTAAATTACTCTTCATCTCTCTAAGAACTCCGCGACAGAGGTCTTTAATCCCGCTTTCTACAAAGCGTCTAGCAACGTGCTCGATACGAACTTGAGCAGCATTTTGAGCACCAGCCATCTTGCCTTCAGAATTACCTGATACGTATAAGGTATCATTTAATCCCATAGCAGTCTTGGTTAGACCAGTGGATTGTTCTTTTTGCAAACCTAAGAAGTCTAACATTCCAGCGGTTCCTGGAGATATAGGTTCAGGTTGCAATTGCATTGTAGCTGCAGCTGGATTACCGTTTGTAGCGATAATCTGCTTAGGCATAGGGTTCTGTAATGCAGCAAAGTCTACTACATTTGGATCTGCCAACGTTCTTCCATAGTTACCGAAGTATACGTTCTCTACAAATCCTCTTAAGATAGCAGTAGTCGCTTGCGTCTGACTACGTGCCATATCTAATAGAGATAGTCCGTAAAACTCATGAGGTATCTCGATAGGGTTCAACATAGCTAAAGGGATGTATGAAACATCATCTTCTTCTAGAATAGTATCACCAGCTTTAATGACATGCTTTAACTCAGCAATACCATCACCATCTCTATCTGTTCTAATCCAACATTCAACTACAGTTACTTCAATGTTAGCTTCTTCTTCTTCAGAGTCAGAGTTAACATCCCAGTTAGATAAACCTGCAGCATCTTTTCTAGCAAAGTTACCAAGATCAAAATCATCACGAGCACTCTCTTCACCTAAATCGGCAAGGTCACCCTTAAATTCAGGCCAGTTTCTTCTGATATCTGAACGAGTCATATCAGTAATTAAACCAACAAACTTAGCGTCAGAAATAGAAGTAGCTGCTCTATCAATAATAAAAGATTCAGGAGCTACATTTCTTAACTTAACACCAGACTTATCAATCTTACGTCTAAGTCTAACGTCAGTGTAAGTAATTAGACCTTCTTCTGGAATACTAGCTTCTTCGTTTACGAATAGTGTACCTACAATTTCTAAGTCAGGATCAGCTAATAATTGGTCTAGAGATACTTCATCAATAGAATCATATTCCTCTACTTCATAATCATACTGCTCTTCCCAACCCCAAGTGATAGCACTATTACCTAGTACTACTGCACTCTTAATCCATGTTGATAGTTTACTCCAACCATCAGGGTTAGAGTTAAACAAACAATAATTCACAACAGATGACGCAGTTTGAGCTCTTTTAACAGCACCAATACTATCGTCATAAGGAGTAAACATAGCTAATTTATTATTATCAAGCAATAGCTTAACAATTAAAGCGGTGTACCCCTCAGCTATCTCTGCTGAGTCAGATGAAACAATCTTAGAAACACCTTGAGGAGCTAAATCACCCCTAGGTTCCATACTCATTTCATAAATAGAATTCTCTCTACGTTTAGAAACGTCAGAAGAACCCGTGTAACCCCCATCGGAGTTCCTTATATATCTGTCAATAGAGTGTACCAATTGGTCATCATCTACCTTTTCAATCTTTTGCTTGCTCATTCTCTGCTCTCTCTTATAACCAATTAGTAGAAGGGGCGGAAGACTGTTGATTTGTCTCGCTCCAACTAAACCGATTTAATGTTAGTCTATCGCCATCAGTTCTATAGGCTTCACAACAAATAGCTAAAGCCATAACTGTATCGTCATGCTTACCTACTGCTGCTCCCATCTTCGTACCACCTGATAGCGTTGCGTGTACTACATAATCCTTCAACTCATTTAAAATAGTCAAAGAAGGTATCTTAATATCAAAGTCCTTAATCATATTCTGTAAATTAGAAATAATAGGTGCTTTCGTACTTACTGTAGTCTTAAAACCTAGAGTATTAATAATGTCTAACTGTGCATTAGCTGTCTTCTTCTGTCTGTAGATATTAGGATAACTCATATAATGCAACTGTTGTAATGTAGCAATACCTATAGAGTTACTCTCACAAGATAAGAGACAGTTATTATACCATCTCCCCAAATAAAATAATACTTGACCAAACCTACTAGGGTCTATTCTATTATTCCTGTAAAGGGCTACTACTTCTCTATCACTATTCATTACTACTGCTGTACTATAGTCACCACCTACACCTTGTGCTACGTCAGCTCCAATAATATACTTAGACTCCATATTAGGAGACTTCCATACACTAAGAGAACCTTCCTTATTAAGGTCAAAAATAGCATTTTCTTCTGAATACTCTCTAATACTTTCAGGATCTTCAGGTACATACTTACTTAATGTCTCTGAATCAAATACTCCTCTACCACTCTGAATGAAACTCTCTTGAGCAGTAAAAGGATATTCCTGTTTGAATAACATAGTAGATGTTTCTGATATCTTAATCCTTCTCCAGAATAACTGGTTATTGTCAATACCATACTTCTCTACTAATCTCTCTTCCTCTAAGTCTCTTTCGAAACCCTCAGGAGCTTCCATCTGATATTCATCTTGTAAATACCAAGGAACAAATAACGGTCTAAAGTATCCTTCTTTCTTCTCTGCCTTAATCCATAACTCGTAATAAGCACCTTGAGCACCATTACTAGTACTATTAATGATAATAATACTACCTTTAGTCAAAGAAATAGACTGAAATAAACCAGCTAATACTCTTTCTCCACTCTGGAAAAATGCTGCTTCATCACAAAGAAGGGCATTATTTGTAGTACCCCTTCCTGGATTATCAGCACCAGCTGTAAATACTCTATACTTACTATTATTACTTTGAAAACCCATCTCTCTAATATTAGACTTATCTAATACAGGTTTAATCTCATCAGGTAATTCTTCCCAGAATGTCTGACTCATACTAAAGATACTCTCAGTAGTAGGTCGGTCAAGAGAAATAATTACTGCTTTAGTATTTCCATAGAACAATGCTCTCCAAAATATGAGCGCAGAAGAAATCGTACTAAATCCTGCTTGTCTATATTTTGAAATAATCATTCGTACATACCCTACTTCTTTCATCTGCTTATTAAATTCATCAATAATTAAGACCTGTGCGGAATTAACTTTTAAAGGAATTAAGCCTAATGTAGTATCTTTAGG